GGTTGCCTTTATCGGATGTAGGAATATTACCTAATCCTGATACAATCGAAATGGACGGATAATTTACAAGTCACAATCCATGAAGCCACAAACGAAAGTTTGTGGTTTTCTGTTTTTAGAATGTAGTTATGTTGAAATCGTTATGAGAGAACGCACTGTAAAAATCGTACTAAATGCAATGGTCAAGAATGAGTCGAAGATCATTCTCAGAATGTTAGAGTCTGTGTATAAATACATCGATTATTGGGTTATACAGGACAATGGATCTACCGATGGAACGCAATCTATCATTGAGGAATTTTTCAAAGAAAAGAACATTCCAGGCCTTTTGTATTTTGAACCATGGCAGTATCCCGGCTACAATAGAAATCACACACTACAAAAGTGTGCTGAGTCGAATCACGGATGTGAATATGTTTTACGATTAGATGCCGATGAAGTGTTAGAAGTAGATGATGACTTTGATTGGGAAGAAATTCGTCTTGGTGATGAAATTTATGTTTATGCTGAATCATCAAACCGAGATGTTATTTTGCCCCGACCTTGGATGTGGAAAGCTGATATTGACTGGGAATATTCACTTAGTAAACGTCATGAGGTATTACTTCGAAAGTCAAGACAAGATTGGCGTAGACACCATTTATCAAAATCATTCAGACAGATCATGCTTCCGGGCGGAGCAACTTGGGAAAATCCTTACAAATACTATGTAGATGCAATCGAATTAGAACAACAGGTTATGAAGTACGAACCTAAAGATCGTACACATCCTGATTATAATTTGGACGCATATTACGTGTGGTATTTGGCCAAATCTTATATCGATATGTTAGAAGATTGTCGAAAAGGAAAAACCAAAATGTTTTTTGGAAAGGATCATGAAACTGAAATTGCTAAACGTGGAGTATTTTACTATAAAAAGTATTTACAGTTATCATTGGATGTTGATGAACATACTAACATTTCTAAGTTGTATGAAGATGATAAATTGAAGATATTTAATTATGTTAATCAAATGGCGTATGTTGCATTAGTTTATATTGGACTGATGAATTTGAGATATATAGATGTTGCTGAAGGATTAAAGTATTTGGTGAAAAGTTATGAACTTGATCCAATTAGAAACGAGGGATTGTATCATTTAGCAAATCATTATCACATTAACCAAAATGAGAAGATGACATATTTGTATACAAGTATTGCCATGAAGAATGTGAATGTAACGCAACATCGTAATTTTTTAGTTGAGAATTATTGTTATCCGGATACAGGATATTTTATTTTGGATTTACATTCTTTTGCAGCTTATAAATTGGGATATTACGAAGAAGCTAAAATGACTTGTAAAAGAATGATTGATAATTTACATTTTATTCCACAATCTGAACACGAACGTATAAGAGTAAACTATGAAGTTTTTTCTAAATTAACATCTTAATGAAACCGAAATCTAAAAATAAAGAAGAAATCAAACCCAAGAAAATTGAGGTTAAAAAGCCATCAAAACCATTAAAGCAATCAAAGCCTGTTAAGACAAAGAAAATTGTTCAAGAGGTCGAAGATGGTGGTGGCAGTAAATACTACAAGTGTGTTCAACGAGTTGTGTCAAACGCTTCTAACGTAACGCATTGGGTGTTTAATGATGTTGATGACCATCATAAAGTTGACAATTTTACTCCGAAAGGTACTAGATTGTTAGTTGCCAGATATCCAGATTTCTATAAGATTTATCTATATAAGACTCATAGAGCAGGAGAACCTAGTTGGCCAAATGGTGGAGTCATGGTTTATAATGCCAACTATGAAACCATGCAGTATTTTTATTATGACAGTGTAGCTATACACCCAGAGGGTGGAATGTACAAATTCCAGACATAAAAGACTTTTGTTCGATATTTATTGTCATGAAAATCGTCGTAAATAGATCTAAAGGGCCAGGATGTGGATATAAGTTATCATCCGAAGCATGTAACATGCTGGGTATTACTGAGCCATATTCGTTTTATGCGTATGAAGACCGAACACTTCAGAAGTTGATTGATGTCGTTGAATTTTTGCAAGAACGTGCAAATGGAGATGGTGCGGATTTGCGTATTCTTTCTGTGCCAGACGACTTAGAAACGAAGGACGAGATAGGAAGAACTGTTCGTAATTGGCATCTTTCTGAAAGAGATGGATACGAAGTGATCCGAGAAAATCATAGATACTGGTAAAAAATACGTTGACATTTCTCAGACCCGTGGTAATATGATCTTGTAAGTTGCAGTTGAAACATTAACAAATAAACTAAGTTATACATCATATGGCTGATAATAAGAAGTATGTCGTTGTACGTAGTGGTCTACGTGTGTCTGATCAGGAATACAATACTCCTGCTGATGCTAAGGTAGAGTTGGAACATTGGAAGTCTGTCATCAAGCGTTGGCCCGATGGGTCCGTGGTTGATGTCGTCGAAAAGGACGAAAAGAAGCATCGTATCTGGTAAACTGTTATGGGACTACGTGAACAAATTAAGAATGCAGGATCGGAAGCCGAGATTAATCAGTTGATCTCAAATGGTAAGACCTATGAATGGGCATCTGATCGAACCAAGAATTCTTGGAAGTCTACCGCCAAGTACCGAATCGTCGAATTGAGCAATCCGATTCCAGCACAAACCGCTCCTTCGGATGCAACACATCCTAAGAAGGTTACAAAGAAAACTGTTAAAAACAAGTAACACAACATAAACAAATAACTGCAATTTACAAACGCCATCATACGATGGCGTTTTTTATTGGTTTAACATCTGTCGTGCGAATATTTATTGATGTTATATGGCAAAGAAGCAAAAATATAAACCTTTTGTGTTGCCCTCTGATTTTAAAGAGTTGGAATCGTATGTCAAATCGCATAAAATCGATTTGACAGAATGTGTTATATCCTCAATCGAATTAGCCATTGAAAAAAACTTACCGATGGCTGAAGTATTTAATTTCAAAAATTCCGACTTCGTTATTACAATCGCTAGAGAAGCATTTCGTGACAACATTCAAAATGTCTATGACTTTTATCTCAAAGAGGAAAAGTACGAATTGTGTGGGAGAGTGAAACGAATCGAATCGTTATTGAATACTACAGTAAAACCAAAACACTGAATGAAAAAGAAAAAACACCTTGAAGACAAGAGTCCTGTCGTTCCACAAAAACATAAAATCAAAAATGAGATTGAAATACACCAACGTGAATTAACGATCAAACAAAAACAATTTTTGGATGTAGCTTTGGATAAAAACACAAAGCTAATGTTTGTCAGTGGGCCAGCCGGTACTTCAAAAACATACATGTCGATTCTCGCATCATTGATGTTGTTGAATCAAAAAAGAGTCAGTGATTTGTTGTATTTGAGAAGCGCCGTAGAAAGCTCTGATAGTAAACTTGGATTCTTGCCAGGCGAAGCTGATGAAAAGATGGCACCATATATTCAACCGTTGTTAGAAAAGCTGTCAGAACTTACTACCAAAGCTAGTATTGACTTGCTTCAAAAAGAACAACGTATTGACAGTATTCCAATTGGATTTTTGAGAGGATTAAACTGGAATGCTAGATGTATTGTTGCAGACGAATCCCAAAACATGACTTACAAAGAATTGATCACCTTAGTAACCCGTGTTGGCGAGTTTAGTAAAGTCTTTATATTGGGTGATCCAGATCAAAGTGATATCAATGGAAAAAGTGGATTTGTAAAAATGATGTCACACTTTGAAGATGCAGAAAGTCGTGAAAACGGCATTCATACATTTAGATTTGATGAAGAAGATATTGTCAGAAGTGCATTGGTTCGCTTTATAATAAAAAAACTGAAACAAAACAATACATAATTATATTTATAGCAAAACATACATAATTTATGGCTGCACCAACAATTACCTCACTGTCTACTACAATTGGACCTGCACATCAATGGATTTATATATTTGGCACTGACTTCGTTGAAGCTCAGACACAAGTTTATTTCAATGAACTGTCATGTGATCCAGTTGCGGTTTTTAATACAACACAAATTGGCTTTTATTTGAATTCGGATGCTACTGGAAGCGGATACTTCAAAGTAGTAACACCCGAAGGTGAATTTACAAGTGATATTCTTTATACTGTTGCTTCGCCAACTTTGCCACCTACGGTAACTGATTTGAGAGATCATCCAAATCCAGACGTTAACTGGGTATATGTCGATGGTACCGAATTTGTTTCTGGTCAAACAACGGTCGAATATGACGGTAAAACTGTACAAGTGTTTGTCTACACTGTAGAACACGGTGGATTTGCCAAAGTTGATCCAGCTGATCAAGTGGCATCAGTTGTGTTGACTACACCAAACGGATCCGCTTCATTTACTCCTGCTGAGCCGGTTGTATAACTAAATTAAAAAATTGACGAAAGCTCTTTTTCGAGGTAGGATTTGGTTCATGACTAAATCTTATAACGAAAAAGAGCTTTTTGCTAATTACGAAAAATTCCTAAAACACCTTGAGAAATTCTTTTCCGGTGAACGACTTGAAAAGTTGAAACACCTGTATAGTGAAAATGAATATGG